AACGGCTCGATCTCCGATGCCCACACAGGTGTGATGCCGGAAATCAAGCCGCCCAAAGGAAAACCGCCGGAACCGTCAAACAGACTGCCCAGGGTCAAATTATTCATCTTGTACCTCCACTTCGGAGTATTTGTACGAAAGACCGTCCCGAATGACCGAAACTTCGTCCGAGCCGCCGACCTGCTCAATGTACCGCTTCACGATAACATCGCAGAACTTTTCATCCAGTTCCACGGTGTAGCAGATGCGGTCAGTCTGCTCACAGGCAATGAGCGTAGAGCCGGAGCCACCGAAGGGGTCAAGCACCACGCTGTTGCTCATCGAAGAATTCATGATGGGATACGCCAACAGCGGGATCGGCTTCATGGTCGGATGATCACCATTCTTCTTGGGCTTATCGAATTCCCAGATGGTAGTTTCCTTCCTGCCGGTGTACCACTGGTGCTTACCGTTTTTCTTCCAACCGTACAAACAGGGTTCGTGCTGCCACTGGTAAGGAGAGCGTCCCAACACAAGGGACTGCTTTTTCCAGATGCAACAGCCGGACAAATAAAAACCCGCATCGGCAAAAGCCCTGCGGAAGTTCAGACCCTCGGTATCTGCATGGAACACATAGATAGAAGCATCATCCGCCATCGCGGAGTGCATCTGCGTGTACGCATCCAGGAGGAAATTATAAAAGGCATCGTCTGCCATGTTGTCGTTTTTGATTTTGCCTGCGCTGCCTTCGTAGTTGACATTGTACGGAGGGTCGGTGATGACCAGGTTGGCTTTGGTGCTACCCATCAGAAGGTCAAAGGTTTCAGCCTTGGTGCTGTCACCGCAGATCAGACGGTGGCGACCGAGTGTCCAGATATCACCGGGCTTGGTCATGGTGGGCTTTTCCAGTTCTGCGCCTACATCGAAATCATCATCTTTGACACCGTCCTTGAGGGTGTCCTTGAACAGGTCATCGATCTCGGCAGGCTCGAAACCAGTGAGGGAAACATCGAAGTCAGCGCCCTGCAGGTCGGCAATGAGGAGAGCAAGTTTATCCTTGTCCCAATCACCGCTGATTTTGTTGAGAGCGATGTTGAGGGCTTTTTCCTTATCCTCGTCCATCTCCACCACAACGCAGTCCACTTCGGTCATGCCCATATCCATCAGCACCTTCAGACGCTGATGACCACCAACCACACGGCCAGTGGTCTTGTTCCAGATGACGGGTTCGACATAGCCGAACTGCTCAATGGAGCGTTTCAGCTTTTCATATTCCGCATCACCGGGCTTGAGGTCTTTTCGAGGGTTATAGTCGGCAGGCAGAAGGTCTGCCGTGTTTTTCTTTTCAATCAGCATACCAGACCCCACTCGGCAAATGCCTCAAAGCCACCAACGGACTTGATGTGGGCTCTTGCCGTTTCCACGATTTCCTCGTAGGGAATGCCGCCGACGGTCTCGTCACCGATGGCGCAGCAGAACTCCACAGGCTTGCCGGTTTCCTGGGCCTTGAGCCAAGCGTAGATATTTACGCTGACATCAGCTTTGGAGAGGTCTTTGCCGTGGAGACCACCGCCTGTTACGGAGTCGGCCATATCACTGCCCAATTTGCGATTGGTAGCGCCGGTATCAACATCCGTGCCGCCAGTCCAGTCACCGAGCGGATTGATTTCTGCGGTAGTATATTGCTTGCGGAGTTCTTCCGCTTCAGCATTGCTCTGGCAGATGATGACCCTGCCGTTGTCGATGATGTACTTGCCATCAAAGGGATAGACATTGTAAATATCCGTAGCAATGCCCACCAGTTCCTTCTGCTCGGCAGTCACAGGCACGCCCTTGAAGATGCCGTTGTCACCGCAACGAATAGCACCACTCTGATTTCGGGAGAGGTGGACATCCTGCGGGACTTCGGAATAATCAACATTGAGGAAGCCTGCGATGCGGTGAACGGCGGCAGTCACATCATCAATGGAAAGCTGCACGGAAGTCTCTGCGATGATATGGCAGGTTCCGTGACCGATGAGAACCTCCACTGCGATGCGAGGGTTTCTCTCGGATTTATATGCCAGGTCAACGAGCGCCCCGGCAATGCGGTCGGCAATCTTATCGGGATGTGCCGGATTTACTTTTTCAAACATAATCAACCGTTTCCTTTCCTTGCTCGAAGCAATCGTTCCATAACATCATCCTGGGGATTTGCACCGTTATATTCGCCGGTGCAGTTCTCACGGACGATCTGGTAAATTTCCGACCACAGGCGATTTGCCTGGGTCATGTATGTGTTTGCGATAGCCACATAGGGTGACTGGATTGCTGCACCCGTGGTGGGGTGCTTTGCCAGAAAGCCCAACTCACTGGTGAGGGACTCACACTGAATCCATCTGGCGCTTGCCATAGCGAAGCGTTCAATGAGCTGCGGAGAAATGATGGCGGCGCATCCACGGTCGGATAGCCATTTCCATACATTTTCATAAATCTCGGCAGCACAGAGCGTAGAGCCATCTTTCTGTTTTGCGGAAAGGAACTCGGAGGGCTTGGGCATTGGCTGCCCCTCCAGATCAGCCGCGCTGTCTTTGAAATCAATTACAGTCAGCGGTCGCTTGCCAGGGTTACCATCCGCAATCTTGTCCGCAATCGGCTTTTTCGGTCTGCCGCCGGAGCCGGGTTTTGGTCCTCTCTGACCCATATTTTCACACCTCCTTCATGCCGGGGTCTATTCCCCCGAAAACTTATGCGATTTTCCACACGGACCCCCAGGCCCGTTGCACGGGATAAAGGTCCCGGAGATTTGACCGCCCCTACCGGGTCATGAATTGTGCCAACGATCACCACGCTCGGCGTGGATTCTGGCATGGCAGGACTTGCAAAGGGCAATCAAATTATCTCTTGCGTGAGTGCCACCCTCGGATAAAGGCACCTTGTGGTGAACTTCCTCGGTCGCAACCAGTCTGCCGTCCTTCTGGCACACCTCACACAAAGGATGCTGCTGCACATAGCTGTCACGGATACGCTTCCAAGCCCGCCCGTATCTACGGCGTACAGCAGGGTCTCTGTCGTACTTCTCGTAGCGTTTGGCTTCAGCCTTTGCGTGTTCCTCACAGAACCTGCCGTCAGTTAGCTTTGGACAGCCGGGGTAAGAACACGGACGCTTCGGTTTCTTCGGCATCGTTTCACCTCCTTGGGGCATACAAAAAGCCCCACGGGATTGCTCCCATGAGGCTCTCTGTGCAGTCTTTCATGATACTATTATACAACGCCGTAATGAAAAAAGCGTCCACGATATTACTCATCACTTGCCATACAGAAGCAGGGCCAGATGCTGAACCGCACGGTTCTTTTTGTTGTATGCGGAAGACCGCTCAATATTGAAATGGTCGCAGATGTCGTAAACGGCATCGGTCTGACGCTCGTCCTCGTTCCAGTAGAAAGTCTGCAGGACATAGCGTTCATCCTCGGACAGTGCCATCCACGCCGGTTTGAACCAGTCCATGTACTCAACAGCCTGTCTGTACCGCTCCTTCAGCACATCGATTTCATCAATGGCTGCGATGATGCGGTTTTCGTTTGCCTGCGGATTATGGGGACCTTTCGGCATATCCGAGAGGACGGGACTGCCAACAGAGGACATTCTGTCATGGACGGTGTCGATTTCCTCATCGGTGTGGTCGATGATGTACTGCATACTGCCGTAATCCTTCAAAGCATTGATGGCAGCGCCGCGTTTGTCCAGATAGTGCCAGATAATATTCATATTCGTACCTCCGAAATGTTGTGATCCTCGGATTGGCACGGATTTTCATAGGTTGTCTCAGATTTTCAAGTCCGCTTTTACGGCATCGATCAGTGCCGTCTGTGTATGCTCCTTCTGGGAGAGGGCTTTCATGATGCGGTTGTCAATGGTGCCCTTTGTAACAATGTGCTGAACCACCACGGTTTCGGAGGTCTGCCCCTGCCGCCAGAGACGGGCTACGGTCTGCTGATACAGTTCCAAACTCCAAGTCAGCCCGAACCACACAAGGGTGGAGCCGCCGGATTGAAGATTCAAACCATGTCCTGCCGATGCAGGGTGGATCAGTGCCACGGGGATCTGACCGCTGTTCCATCTGCGGATACTGTCGGAGTCATCCAGGCGGGAGAACGGGATATGCAGTTTTTTCAGCCGCTCGGATATGCGGGTTAGGTCATGCTTGAACCAGTAGGCCACCAGAACCGGCTTGCCGTTGGCGGCTTCGATAATGTCCTCCAAGGCATCCAACTTGCGGTCATGGATTTGGATGACCTCACCGCTGTTATCGTAGATTGCACCGTTTGCCATCTGGGACAGCTTGCCAGAGAGGGCCGCTGCGTTGGCGGCGGTGATTTCGCCGTCACCCAGGGTCAGCACCAGTTCACGCTTCAGTTCATCGTAATGCTCCCGCTCCTCATCGGAAAGCTGAACCGTGTACTCGCTGTTGACCAACTCCGGCATCTGCAGGTGGTCAGTAGATTTCATGGAAATGGTGATGTCAGAAATCTGTCTGTAGATGGCATCCTCCGCATACGGCAGAGGCTTGTAGGAGTAGATGATCTGGCCGTTCCGCTTATCCGGCATAAAGTAGTCGGTGCGATACTTGGTGATGAAACGCCCCAACCGCTGACCCATGTCCAGGATGCGGAACTCTGCCCACAGATCCATCA